GAGGGCGCGCTGACCGATCTTGCGACGCAAATCATCTGGATTGTGTTCGGCAACCCAACTCGAAACAAGGGCAGGTTTCGCGAGTGCTTTCCGGGCGGGCGCTTCGCCCACCGTTGGGACAGCGCGACGATTGACTCCCGCAGCGTTCCGGGCACTAACAAAGCTCTCATTGGCGAATGGATCGAAGACTACGGAGAGGACTCCGATTTCGTGCGCGTTCGTGTTCGGGGCGTCTTCCCGCGTATCGACGCAGTTTCCTTCATCGACTTCAACCTCGCTACGGAGGCGGTTGGGCGGGAGATCGAGCCACAAGGCCACGCCCCGATCATCCTCGGCGTGGACGTGGGCCGATTTGGCGACGATCCCTCAGTCATCTACCCGAGGCAAGGCAGGGATGCGGCGAAGTTCCAGATCGAGCTATTCTACGGAATGGACACGATGATGCTCGCGGCGAGGGTTGCACTCACTTACCGGAACCTCGGCGCGAAGGTGGCGATGGTTGACGAGGGCGGCGTTGGAGGTGGCGTTGTGGACCGGCTGCGGCAACTGAATGTGCATGTGATGGGAGTCGATTTCGGCTCCGGTGCCGATGGTTTCAACGATGACATGACGAAGTACGCGAACAAGAGGGCTGAGATTTGGGGCGCGATGCGGGACTGGCTTCGGACTGGATCGATCCCTGAGAACGTGCGAGGCAATGTGACTACGGGCGAGGGCCGCCCGTTGACGCTCGTGGATGAATTGACCGGCCCGACTTATGGCTTGACAGACAAGAAAGAAGAGATTATTCTGGAGTCGAAAAAAGAGATGCGCCGCCGAAGCGTTCCCTCGCCGAACATCGCCGACGCACTCGCTTGCACTTTCGCTTACCCAGTCTACATTCCATTACCGCGCGAAGTCGCGGATGAACAAAAGCCAATGGTTTCGCCTGACTACAACCCCTTTGATAAGGAGCGAATGGATTATGTCTTTTCTCACGCCCGATAAACCAAAAGCGCCGCCGCCCCCTCCGACAACGCCGACGAAGGCGGACTCGTCCGTTCTCGCCGCAGCTGAACGTGACAACATCGGCGGTTACAGCAGCTTCATTTCGGCTGGACCGATTGGCCTGAAGCGAAAGGCGAGCACCAAAAAAGCGAGCCTGATTGGGGGATCGTGATGCAAATCGACGTTGAACTCCACACGAGGTGTGCCGCTGTTGTCGGCGGAATGGAACGCGAGCGGGAGGATTTCCGTCCGATCTGGCAGGAGCTTGCCGACTACATCTTGCCGACTCGCTATGTGTGGCTGCTCGACGTGCAGACTCGCCGGAAGCGTTTTATTCGTAACCCGAACATCGCTGATGGAACTGCAACGGCGGCATTGAAAGTGCTCGCGAGCGGAATGATGAACGGAATTACCTCGCCGTCGAGGCCGTGGTTCAAGCTCCGCTTGGCGGGGTTTGGTGACGATCTTAACTGGGAAGCGCGGGCGTGGCTCGACGAGGTCGAACGCCGGATGGCCCTCATCATGGCCACCTCCAACTTCTACAATTCGATGGCAACTCTTTACATCGATTTGTGTCTGTTTGGCACCGGCGCAAACCTCATCTACGAGGACAATCAGTCCGTCATCAGGTGCTATAATTGCGCCGCTGGTGAGTATTACCTCGGCCAATCGTCCCGCCAGATGGTCAACATTTTCGCCCGCCTGATTCAGCGGACGGTTCTTCAGCTGGTCGAGCAATGGGGTATTGAGAATTGCAGTGACGGAGTTCAAGCCTCGTATCGGAGTGGCGGCGCAAACCTTATGCTGGATCAAAAGGTCTGGCATGTCATCAAGCCGAACCTCGACGGAGTGGTGCCGAAGGCGTTTCCGTTTGTCGAGTATTACTGGGAACAGGGCGCACCACGCGGGCAGGTGTTGTCGGCGAAGGGCTTCTACGAGTTGCCCGGCATTTTCCCCCGGTGGGAGATTGCGGCAAACGACTCCTATGGAACGAGCCCGGCGATGCAAGCTTTTGGCGACATTGTGCAGTTGCAGCACGAGTCGATTCGCAAGGGCCAATCCCTCGACCTGATGAACCGCCCGCCCCTGCAAGCGGACATTCAGTTGGCGGATAAGCCGACGGCACTGATCCCTGGCGGTATCACCTACGTTCAGGGCGTCAACACTCGCAAAGTTGAGCCGATGTACACGGTCAATCCGCCGCTGAATGATATGCGGATGGACATCAGGGACATTCAGTCGCGCATCAGGGAGTTTTTCCACAACGATTTATTCCAAATGATTTCGCAACTCGAAACGGTGCGCTCGGCAACTGAGATCGACGCCCGGCGGGAGGAGAAGCTCATCCTTCTTGGCCCGGTATTGGAGCGGTTCGAGAATGAGGCCCTCGATCCAGCGATCGCCCGCATCTACCAGATTATGCTTCGGAGCGGGCTCATTCCGCCCGCGCCGGAAAGCATTCAGTCCGCTTCGCTTGAGGTTCAATATCTTGGAATTCTTGCCGCCGCTCAGTCGGCGGTGGGGGTGATCCCGACCGAGCGCTTCCTTGCGCTGGTGGGTCAGACGGCGGGGCTGTATCCGCCCGCCCTCGACCTTCCAGACTTCGATGAGCTTATCCGCGACTACGGGCGGGATATTGGAGTGAAAGCGAAGCACGTTCGATCGAAGCCTGCGGTTGAGGCATCACGGCAAGCGAGGGCGGAACAGTTGGCAGCTCAACAAGCGGCGAACGTGGGAAGTTCACTGGTTGAAGGGGCAAAGACGTTGAGTGAAACTGAAGTTGGCGGAGGGGCTAACGCGCTCCAACGCATGTTAGGTGGGTGATATGGCCCTTGCACTATCGCCTTGGTTCTGTTAGGGTGCGGCGATGCTAGACGAACACGACAAAGACATTCGCCGGGAAGTTAAGAAGCAACGGAGAAAAGATCGCCATGCAAAGACTCAAAGAGAAGAAGCTGTCCGCGCACTCCTTGGTTCACCATTGGGCCGTGATCTTTTGTACTGGCTGCTCGAGCAGTGCAATGTTGGCCGCCAACCATTTACTGCGAACGCCCTTACGACTAGTTTCGCGTGCGGCGAACTCAACGTCGGACTGAAGTTGCAGGACTTGATTATTGAAGCGAGTCCTGATGGATATATGATGATGCTCAAGGAGAAGCAAAATGCCAGAAGCAGCAGCGCAAACGACAACGCCGGAGACGACGGAGACTCCGAGTCTGATCGGGGCAGCGACGACCTCAGCTAGTGGGGCGCAAGATACCATTGCAGCTGGCAATGGGCAGGACACAGCCCCGGCTGCACCGACGGCCGATACGATTGCTGCGTTGACGGCGGAGGATTTGACCTTCGCCCCAGAGACCTCGATCGATGCGGGTCTCCGTGATGAATTTTTGGCGGTCGTAAATGATCGCAAGCTGGCTCCAAAGGAGCTGGCAAACAAACTTGTCGATTTGCAGGCCAAAGCGGCTCAGCTTCAGCAAGCGAAAAGTGTTGAAGTGTATGAGCAACTGCAAACCGAATGGCAAAACGAGGTCCGCGCCGATAAAGACGTAGGTGGTGACAAACTTGAGGGCGTGCTTGGCGGCATCTCCAAGGTTGTTGACAAATACGGAAGCGCGGAGCTTCGGCAGATGATGGACCTCACAGGAGTTGGAAACAACCTCCATATGGTGAGGTTTTTGAACAAGGTTTCGGCTGTGCTTAATGAGCCAGGTTTCGTTCCGGGTAGTCCGGCGGGCGGGGTTCAGAAGAGCGCGGCAGAGCTTATCTACGACAAAACTAAATGAGGTAAAGGAATGGCAACTCTATCCGCAGTTAATCCTACCCTGATTGATCTCGCGAAGGCGAGCGATCCTGATGGCAAAATCGCCGCCGTGATTGAAATCCTCAATCAGAACAATGAAATCCTCGATGACATCACTTACATCGAGGGCAACTTGACGACCGGCCACCGCTCGACAATTCGAACGGGTATTCCAGCCGCAACGTGGCGCAAACTCTATGGTGGCGTTCAGCCCACTAAAGGCACAACGGCGCAAATCCAAGATGCTTGCGGTATGCTTGAGGCATACGCTGAAGTGGACAAGGCTCTTGCCGATCTCAATGGCAATGCTGCCGCGTTCCGCTTGCTGGAGGATCGAGCCCACATCGAGGGCATGGGCCAGCAACTGGCGACGGCACTCTTCTACGAGAGTGAAGCGCTCAACCCCGAACGTATCACCGGCTTTGCTCCTCGTTACAACCTGCTTTCGGCTGTGAATGGGGAGAACATCATCGTCGGTGGTGGCGCAGGTGCTGACAACACATCGATTTGGCTGGTGTGTTGGAGCCCAAACACTGTCCACGGCATCATCCCGAAGGGCTCGATTGCCGGGATGCAGGTCAACGACAAAGGTCAGGTCACCATCGAAAACGTGGATGGTGCTGGCGGCCGGATGGAAGCCTATCGGACTCACTATCGCCTCGACTCAGGCCTGTGCCTACGCGATTGGCGGTATGTGGTCCGCATCTGCAACATCGACAAATCTGCCCTCACAAAGGATGCCTCAGCCGGCGCTGACCTCATTGATTTGATGGTCCAGGCGATTGAGCTGATTCCGAACATGAACATGGGTCGTCCTGTGTTCTACTGCTCGCGGACGATCCGCAGCTTCCTCCGGCGGCAGATTGCCAACAGAACTATCAACGCGACAATCACTATGGAAACTGTTGCGGGTCGCCGTGTTGTGGCCTTTGACGGCATTTCAGTTCGTCGTGTTGATGCACTGGCTGCTGATGAAGCCCTCGTGGCATAACCCTGAAGGAGAATGAGATGATCCTTGATGAAAGAACTGAGTTTCTGGATGCCACGGCCCTCAACCTTGGCGCCCCCGGAAGCTTTCTGTTGGGCGATGTAATCGACCTAACAAACGTGCGTGACATCGGCATGGGTGAGCCTCTTTGGCTTATCGTGACCGTTGACACGACGGCGACGAGCGGCGGTGCCGCGACGTTGGCACTCAACCTGCTGACCGACACCGATCCAGCACTTGGATCGCCTGTCGTCTTGGCAACCTCGCCAACCTTTGCTCTTGCGGCACTTACCGCAGGTGCGATGATTTGGGCGGTTGCCCTCCCGATTGAGGGCAACCTCTACGAACGGTATCTCGGCATCCAACAGGTGACGGGCGCTGCGGCATTTACAGCTGGCAAAATCAATGCTAACATCGTCCGCGATGTTGCGAAGCGCAAGCTGTATCCTGACGCGGTGAACTGAGATGTTGGTCCTTCTCAAGAGAAACTTCTTCTGGAACGGCAAGCTCTACGAGCGCAGCCCGGAAGGAACGGAGGTCGAAGGCATTACCAAGAAGGATTTGCCATCGGACGCCAAAGAACTGTCGGAGAAAATCGTAATCGATCCGAAGAAGGAGGGCGACGAAGCTATTGCCCTCAGTCAACTCGGCAAGAAAGCGCCCGGCAAACCGCTCGGAACATGATGTAAGGGAAGCCGATGGCATATACACAGTTACAGATTTACAATCTGGCACTGAGTGCCATCGGCACTCGCTCATCCGTCAATAGCCTTACGGAACAAAGCCGCGAGGTTGAGGTTTGCAATCTCCATTACGAAATCGTGCGGGACGTAGTGCTGCGTGCCGCACATTGGGGAGTTGCGAAAGCGTATGCGAGACTTGCTGTGGTGAAGGAACGCGATTTCTCACTGCAGTGGGCGCCAACCGACCCAGGCCCCGGTTGGCGCTTCGCCTACGGTGCTCCAGCGGATATGCTTTTTCCTCGTTATATCCACACATTCGAGCGCTTTGAACTGAGCCGTTATGGCGCGGACAACGCGATCCTCTCCGGCACGGAGCAGGCCATTTTGATCTACACGGCAAAGAACCCTCCGATCAATCTGTGGGACTCCGACCTCTACACAGCAGTTATCAGCGGGCTTGCCGCTTCTATGGCGATGCAGCTGCACGGAAAGCAATCGCGGGCGAAAGAGGCGCTGGAAAAGGCAAACAACGCGATACTGACTGCGCGGGCGCAAAACGCCAATGCGAACGAGATGCAGCACGAAACGCTGCCGTCTTGGTTGACGGCTCGAGGCCTATCGTTGCCGGCCGCCCCATCAAGGTACATCTACACCTACGGCCCCCTGTTGGCGACGGCAGATGTCTAGTCAGCTCATCAAATTCGCATTCGCCGCTGGCGAACTCAGCCCCCAATTTCATGGTCGAGTTGATCTCGAAAAATTCGACATGGGTGTGGCACTGGGGCGCAACTTCTTTGTGAGCCACAAAGGCCCTCTCGTGTCGCGATTTGGTCTCCAGCATTTGGAGCCGGTCGATGCTTTTGGCGGCTCACTTATGTTCCCGTTCCAGTTCAATTTCTCCGTGGCGAACACCTATCTGATTATGGTAGGCTCGACGCGCATTTTCTTCTTGCAGGATGGATCGTATATACTGCGCCCGGCAGTAGCTGTAACAGCCGTTACGAATGCGTTGCCGGGCGTGTTCACTGCAGTTGCCCATGGAATGTTTGTGGACGAGTATGTGAAGCTGACAGGTTTCACGTCGATGCCGCTACTCAATAATCGAACTTTTTCTGTGCGGAGCACCCCAACTGCCGACACATTCACTTTGGATGATGATATAACTGGCACTGTGGACACAACTACAATGCCAGCTTATGGTGGGGGCGGACAAATTCAGAGTTCGTATTCGATTGCGTCACCATATAACTCAGATGATTTCAGCACGATTAAGGCTGATCAAATTAGAGACGTGCTACGGATCACGAGTAACAATTATGTGACGAAAAACTTACGGCGCATCTCCGATACGAACTGGACACTTACCGATCTTGATTTGAGTAACCCGGTGACGAGGCCAAGCGGACTGGCATTCTCCGCGAGTGCGGCTGGTAGTGCCGGGGTTATCTTCGCAGTGACTGCGGTTAACCTCGACGGGCTGGAAAGCCTCCTTTCCGATTACGAGTTCTGCACGAGCATCGTCAACTACTCCACGACGGCCGGAAGCATTACGCTGACTTGGAATAAGGTCGCGGGCACCAGTCATTACAATATCTATCGCTCGATTATCTACACAGACGGGTCGAAGATGACTCGGGCGGCGCAGCTTGGTTTTCTTGGCCGATCCTATGGCCCTGTGTTCACCGATAACAACATAATCCCTGACTTCACAACTGGGCCGCCGCAGGCTAATAATCCGTTCGCGGATGGAAAAATTGAGCATATCGATGTGACGGCTGGCGGCGCGGGCTACACGAATGCAAGCGCACTGACGGTGACTGAGGGTGGCGCTTCGGGTTTCATCGGCTACCCTGTGGTTGAGGGCGGAGTTATCGTGGCTGTGGTTGTGGTGAACGGTGGGCAAGGCTACTCTGCTCCGGCGATCAGCGCTGACATAGGCGCAGGCGCAACGTTCACCGCGACGATTGGCGAGGCGACTGGCAACAATCCGCGAACAAGCACCCTGTTCCAGCAGCGGCAACTGTTTGCGGGGACGCCCAACGATCCACTCGTAATTCAAGGAAGTCGCCCTGGCCAGTTCGACAACTTCGACTTCTCCGAGATCGCCAGCGACGGCGATGCCTACGAGCATGAGATCGACTCAAAAATTGTGGCCTTTATTCGCCATATGGTCCCGACGAGGATCGGCCTGATCGTGATGACGCGCGCGGGGATTTGGCTTTTGCATGGCTCTAGTGGCGGGTCAGTGACAGCCACTGACGCGCAGTCCGACCCGCATCCGTTCAACGGAGTATCGGCTGTTCCGCCGTTGAAGATTGATGCGGAACTCGTATATTGCGAGGCGAAGGGCGGAACCGTTCGTATGCTCAGCTACAATGACATAACAAAGGCGTTTAATGGGGCTGACATTTCAATCCTTAGCTCGCATTTGCTTGGCCGCGACAAGGAGATTGTGGAATGGGCTTATGCCGCTGAGCCGCACAAAATGGTTTTTGCTGTGCGCGAAGATGGGCTTATGCTGTGCATAACGGTTGTGAAGGAGCAAGAGGTCTTTGCGTGGACTCAAGCGGCGACTAAGGGCTGGTTCCGCAACGTCGTTTCGTTGCAGGAGGGCAATGAGGACGTTGTGTACGCCGTGGTGGAGCGGCCCAACATTGTGAATAGTGATACTCACTTCACACTTGAGCGTGTCATTATGCGGGACGTTGAAGAACTGGAGGACATAGTTTGCCTCGACAACTCATTGACGCTGCCACAGAACTTTCCCTCCACAACAGCGCGTCTCTCAGGTTACATCGGAACGGTGACGCTTGACACAGACTCACCATCGTTTGTGATCGGCGACGTGGGCAAAATTTTTAGGG